CTCTAAGCCTTTCATAATTTCGTCATGAACCATACGCGGCAACAAATCACTATATACCACTAGGCACATATGATCCTCACCTGGAACAGTGTGATACATAACTACTACTTTCTTCTCACCATTACGGCCGATGTGCTTAATCATACTATTTCTCCTTAGTTGGATGCTGGCGTAATTGGTGTATTGGCCGGCGTAGTCGGAGCAGGTTGAGTTGAAATAGCCCCGGTTGATTCTAAAAACTTGAAAATGCGATCGTATAACCCGCCGATAGAACTAAGTTCGTCAGCTCGAAAAGCACCACGAGATGTTGCGACCTGAATCACTTGCAAAGATAAAGTTAAATCTTGGATGGTTAATCCGGTTTGTGGTGTTTCTGTAGTTGTCTCTTGTGTTGTTTGTGTGTCAGTCATGTAAATCTCCTTTTTAATTAGTACTACTGCTATTATTTAGTTCTCATATATAGGAGCGAAATATTTTTGACATAGAAAATACGCCTATTTCACCAAAAATGGTTAAAATAGTTTGATACGTAATTAGAAGTCGTAATGAGTTATATTGAAGTCGGCTAGTTGGAGAGCAAAGAAACTTAATTCTGAGTGAGCCTCAAAGGCAACCGTAATCGTAGCTTTTGAATTTCTACCAAAATAAAATCTACTTTCGGTATGAGTGTAAATCCAATCCAAAATAACTTTTTCGGTCGCCTTGAGATCAAACGACATCGATTCAAAATGCGCAGGTATAAAATCTACCTTACGTAGATTAAATACTGCGAGTGGGTTTGGTTCAAATTCTCTAATTGACATTTGGCTCGTTAAACTTACGTTCGTACCAAATTGTAATAAATTGACTCAAAATATGTGCAGGAAACGCAAGCAAAATAATCCAGAAACTTACCGTTTGAGCATAATACACAATGGTATAAAGAATTAAAAAGTCAATCCCGCTTAACCGTTCTTTAATAAATATCTCTTCAAAATATTTCTTCATTTTAGTGTTCTGTGTAGTAAGCAGTGACACCGTATGGAGCCTCGATTGTTGTGGTCCCGTGTAACACCCACAATGTATCACAATAATTTTCATCCCCCCAACTTCCGCAAGGAAATCCGTCCGAAAACCAAATTAGTTTCTTTGGCTCGATATCACGTTCTTTTAAGTAGTCATATACACAATCAAAATCTGTACCGCCACCACCTTGTGGTTCATAATTAAGCAAATCATCCATATTATCTTGGGTAAATGTTGCTTCTCCATATACCGCAGTATCAAAGGTCATCACTGTTATTTTGAATCCCGAATTGAATAGTTGCATAATGCCATAAATTTCTGCAAAAAAGTCTTTACACTGATTTGTACTAATAGATCCCGACAAGTCAACAGCAATACAAATATCAATCATATCGTCAAATTTTTGTCCTGGCAAAATTGCATCCAAGTGCCACGATTTACGGCTTGGCTTCATCCAAGTGTAATCGTTTTTAATAGTCGACAAAATTTGTTGTTGAATTAATTCTCTCCAATTCATTTTTGGTTCGGTCATATCGCCAATCAACCGCTTCACACCTGCGGGCAAATTACCTGCACCACTGGTTTGTGCCGCCGACAAAACAGCTTCGCGAATCTCATCACGGATTTGACGTTTTTCTTCTTCAGTCAACTTAGGACGGCCACCACCGTTACCTTCTTTGTCGCCATTTCCGTCACCTTCTCCTTCACCGTCGCCTTCTCCATCCAAGTGTTCGTCGAGCATTTGTTGAAGCAACTTGCTGATGTCAATCTTTTCCGCATTTTCATACAGAAGATCATATACTTCTTCACTCGACATACCTTTGTACTTTGCATCATACAAGATTGGCACAACAGTAATTTTTTCACCGATACGCTGATCTAACAAATCTGCATTGACAACATAGTCACATGCGATATTATGCAACTGCGGATCGCGATCACCACGACGGTCCATGTGTTGGTACACACAGTGAAGTACCTCATGACCAAAAAGGAATTCTGTTTGCTTTACTGTTAATTTATTTACGAATTCGGAATTATAGTAGAACTTACGTCCATCGGTCGCAGCCGTACTTAGCCAAGAGTCGGCATTAGTAAGCACTAACCGAGTAGCTAAATTGCCAAAAAACGGAGCATTAATCAATAGACCAATACGAGCAGTAATCATCTTTTCGATGACTTTGGCATCTGTCACTTTATTAGTGACAGTGACGACTGTTTTCTTTGCGGTACTGGTCGACGTATCGGCGGCAGCCATTTTCATAGTTTTAGCATCAAGTACGTATAACATATCTGTAACTCCATTTAAAGTATGCATATATTATATGCGATTTTTGAAGAAAAGTCAAGAAGAATATTACCTTAGGAAAATAATAGGTTACTATACGTTGAGCATAAATAAACATACAAATAAGGAACAAAATTTTATGTTTGACTCCACAATATATCACATTATATACGAAACTACGAATTTAAAAAATGGTAAAAAGTATAGAGGTAAACATTCAACTACTGATCTTTCGGACGGGTATCTTGGGTCTGGCAAAGTATTAACCCGGGCAATTAAGAAGTATGGAATCAATAATTTTCGACGTGAGATCCTGTTCTTTGCTATAGATGTAACTGCATTAAATTGGGCAGAAAAAAGATTTGTTAATAAAGAATGGCTGGAATTAAGTAACCAGGTTGTGTATAATTTAAAATTAGGTGGTGAAGGCGGATTTGATTATGTAAATAAACATTGGCACTATTTTAATAGTAAGCGAAAAACCACTCGGTTAGAAAAATATGGAGCCCATAATCCTCCTGACACAGAAGATAGAATACAGAAATTTAAACAAACAAAATTGGAACGGTTCGGGGATGAAAATTACGTAAATGCTGATCAAGCCAAACAGACAAAGTTAGAGAAATATGGCGACGAAAATTACAACAATAAACCAAAAGAGAGGCAAACAAAGTTAAAAAGGTACAACGACGCTAATTATAATAATCCAGAACAGGCAATACTTACTCGTATCCAAAAGTTTGGCTCTTTAGATAAATCATATAAAGCAACGCACGATAAAGTAAAACAACGTAAATTAGAAAAATATGGAGATGCAACGTTTAGCAATCGCGATAAAGCTAAAGATACTACTCTGCGCAATAGTGGGTATGATAACCCGTTTAAAGATCCGATAATAATAGCTCAAATAAAGGACAAACGAAAATTGGCCGAAGATGAAAAGTTTGTACCGTGCAAAGTTATACTCGATAATAAACTAGAATATGTATTTTACCAACGCGATGAAATTAAAGATTGGTGTGTGCAAAATAAGATGAATTTTATTAGTTTAATGAAGTTTTTAAAATTGGGGGTGACCGGTCAGAGATCTAAATATAAAGGTGTTACGGTAAAACCAATCTAAATTAGTAAATAATACAAAATCTACTCTTTCTCCTAGAAAGGATAAATAACCATATAGGGGATATGTGAACCATAATACTCCTATTTAACTAAAGGAGAATCAAATGTCAGCTTATTCATTTAACGCCCGTAATGGGTTATCGGTTGGAGTAAACCCAACGCTTGTAGTAGATAACTTGGGTAATATCACTTGTAATAACTTAACAGTATCTGGAACTACTAGTGGAGTTAGTGCTAGTTTATCAAGCCCTAGTGCCATTGGTAATACAACACCAAATACTGGCGCATTTACTAATTTGAGTGCCACTGGTACGGTAAGTGGTACTGGCTTCACAAGTCTATTATCTAGTTATGCGCCAAAAGCAAGCCCAACCTTCACCGGAACAGTATCTGGTATCACCGCTGCGATGGTCGGTGCACCAGGAACGACTGGTAGTGGAGCATCTGGTTCATGGGGAATTAGCATCACTGGTAGTTCTGCTTCATGTACTGGTAATGCGGCAACTGCTACTACGGCGACAAATTTATCTGGTGGTTCAATTAGTGCTACATCGGGAAGTTTTTCTTCTTCAATTTATACGGACTCGGCCGTATATGCTGCTGGTAGCATCTGGCAATCTGTGCCGTCTATTGCTGGTGCTGGAATCAGTTACCCTACTACCGGTACTGCCTGGGGACAAGGAAATAATGCGATCGCATTTAACTGGAGTAGTAATAACTTATATGGTCATATAGACAATGTTAATTCTGCAATAGTATGCAACTTCTCAGATTATCGAATTAAAGACCAAGTGGTTAATATGACTTATGGATTATCGGATGTAATGCAGTTACGTCCAATTAATTATGTGAGTGCCGAAAATACTAACGAAAAGCGTATCGGGTTTATCGCCCACGAAGTTCAATCAATTATACCAGAAGTTGTTATGGGAAATAAGGATGATACGATTACAGATGCAACCGGCAATGTACTCCCAAGATTACAATCGATTAATTATGAAGTAATGGTATCTCTATTGACCAAAGGTATGCAAGAGCAACAAGCATTGATTCTAGATCTGCAAGCAAGATTAGATAAAGCCGGATTGTAATATGATGTGCGCGAGAGAAAGTTAAAATCTTTCGCGTACATTATCTATGTAAGAAGATAGATCTAAAATCTAGTCAAAAAGAAGCCTGCATTTCTGCAGGCTACAAATTTGGATCTTTTAGTTAGTAGCAGTAGAGCCGATCACGAACTTCCCGTATTTTTTATGGAACTCTTCAAAGTTCTTCATCTTGCTTGGTACAAACGGCAAGTTATGCACTTTCAACGCAATACGGGCGCCCATGACTGAGATTTCCGTAGTAAAATTATCCAAAGCAAAGCGGAAAAAGTTATCCGCCATCGAGTGCCACTTCGCCAAACCTGCGGCATTACCTGACAATTTTACGTGTGCATCTTTCAACTCGTAGCACATCGAAGTAATCAAACTGTACATTGCTGATACTTCTTTAATCTTCAGCTCTTTAACCTTACCGTCCAAAATATCTGTTGGGTTAGGCAACTGTCCGGCAATCTTGCGGTGTGCCATAAACTTAACAGCAAGTCCTTCGCCAATCGATCCAGCGACCAAATCGGTCATTGTCGAATCACTTTCACCATCTTCCAACAATTCGCTAACAAAAGTCCAGCTACGTGGTGTAGCAAACGAGCGGCTTGGGCTCTTTGGATCAAAGTCAAACAAACTTTGTTTCGCGAAGCTAATAAAACCAACCACGTCTTTATGGATACGATTCACAGCCGCCCACTCCAACCAGCTATCAAAGTCGACTCGCATTTCCAAGTGAACAAAACGATTTGCTAACGGAGCCGGCATACGGAATGTAACACCTTTGTCGGACTCACGATTACCTGC